AATCAGTACATGCGCTTACATCTAATAACTCTTACTTCAAGTAATACAGCCACTGTTTCTGCCATGCTTGGAGCAATGTAATGGGCACCCGAATTTGCCAAGGCGGCTGCATCCACATGGAGATGGACGCGCAAACCCGCATGACGGAGGCCACCTTCGTCTTCATGACCCCGAGCGACCCCGACGATTTCTCCATGTTGATGGCGCGTCTTGCCAGCGGCATTGAAGTGATCATCGAAGTGGAGGACGAAGATGATTGAATATCGCGGCGAAAAGTTCTCAGGGTATAACAAACCCAAACGCACCCCCAGCCACCCCAAAAAATCCCACGTCGTCCTTGCCAAGGAAGGCGACACGGTAAAACTGATTCGTTTTGGCCAGCAGGGTGTCTCTGGCTCACCCGCACAAGCTGGAGAATCAGCAGCAGATAAGGCTAGGCGTGCATCATTTCAAGCTCGCCACGCCAAAAATATAACCAAGGGCAAGATGAGTGCGGCCTACTGGGCCAATAAAGTCAAGTGGTAACTAAGTAGTTTCCTGTTTACATAGCCACTCTTTTAACTCGCGCACATAATCCCGCAACTCGTGCGCCTTTTTAAGGTGCCAAATCTCTCCCGTTGTCAAAAAACAGGCTACATGATTATCAATAGCCTTCAGTAAATGCGAAATAACGGGATTCCACGGCTCTCGCAGCGGCGTATTCCACTCACGCTTAGACACCGCACCCCTTTGCTGGAATACACCTATTTTGATCGAACAAGGTTAAGTTAGACCTGTCAAAATAGAAGCAATGTAGGAGTCAACACCGTGGTCTACAGCGGCTCATCCCCATTTACATACGCTGTAGTCAGCGAGTCTCCGTTTGTCCGATCCCTAGAGGTGATCGGCATGACAACGAACTGGAACGTAATGGCCGCCGTAACCAACGGCACCGACTACCTCCGCGACCTAGCCGACACCTATTTACCGCAGGAACCCCGCGAGGACGACGCTGCCTGGCAAACCCGCATCGACCGTAGCGTCCTATCGCCCTACACCAGCCGCCTAATCGAAACCGCAGCTGGCGCCATTCTGCGTAAACCAATCCACATCGAAGGCGACCAGTACTGGCTGGATCTTGCCCAGAACATCGACGGCATCGGCTCCAACATCAACGAGTATGCCCGGCGGGCATTGGTCAGCAGCATGACCTTCGGGCATAGCGCCATTTTGGTTGACTACCCACCCATCGGTAACGCTCGCACCTTGGCCGAGGAACGGGCCATGGGCCGCCGCCCCTACTTCATCCACGTGGATGCCCCCCAAATCTGGGGCTGGCGCCAGGAATCCACGATGCCCGGCTCCCGACTTACCCAAGTACGGATCCACGAATACACCACCCAACCCATCAACGAGTTTGGTGAGGACCAGGTAGAGCAGATGCGTGTCATCTACCCAGGCCGCTACGACCTGTACACACTGGGCCAAGAAACGGTCAATATCTACGAATCTGGCACCTACAGCCTGGACGAAATCCCCCTAGTGCCGATCTACAGCAACCGGCGTGGAATGTTGCGCTCCCAGCCCCCACTGCTGGATATCGCCAACCTGAACATCACCCACTACCAGCGCCAGGCCGACCTAATTCACGCGCTGCACATTGCCGCCATGCCCACTCTCGTTTTAGAGGGCTGGGACGATACCACCGGGCCAGTGGCCATGGGCGTCAACTACGCGATTTCAATGACCCCTGGCAATAAAGCGTATTACGTCCAGGCCGACGCGACCAGCTTTGACGCCCAGATGAACGAGATCCAAGCGCTCGAAGGCCAGATGTCCACATTAGGCATCACCAAACTATTCGGCCAAAAGTTTGTGGCCGAGTCTGCTGAGGCCAAACGCATCGACCAGGCCCAATCCAACTCGGTGCTGGCCATCGTCAGCCAAGAGTTGGAGTCAGCATTGAACCAAGCATTTGCCCTCGCCGCCCAATATGTGGGCATCGAACCCCCCGAAATCAGCATCGACCGCGACTTCGACTACTACCGCCTGATCGGCCAAGACATCTCCGTCCTCAGTCAACTCAACACCGACGGCAAGATCAGCGACGCCATGTTGCTGGAAGTTTTACGGCGCGGCGAAATCCTTCCCGATGACACCAATATTGAGGACGAACTAGAACCCTCCACAGAAAACGCCCTCTCACTACCTGAGGAAGCAGAAAATACTGGCGAAGACGACATGGAAGACCGCATGGAGGTGGAGTCCTCTTCTTAAGTGCTAAAGTAGATGTGTCCAAGTAATACATTGCCGTGCCCGAAATTCAACAAACGGAAGTAACTCCTGTGGAGCCAACCCCGTCCCAGCCTGTGGCTGAAACACCGGACTTTGCGATCCAAATTGAGGCCCTCAAGGCCAAAAACGCCGAACTTATCGGTGAACGTCGCAAGGACAAAGAGGCACGGGAAAGTCTCCAAGCCCAACTCGAAGAAATTCGAGCTGTGCAGGAGCAGGCCAAAACCCAAAAACTTGCTGAAACTGGCGAGTACAAAACACTTTGGGAAGAGGCCCAAAAAACTGTTGCTGAACTCAAGCAACAGTTGACCGATAAAGAATCCACAATCGAAGAAATTCGCAGTGGTTTCACTAAAGAGCAGATCAAATCTGCTGCAATTGCCCAATTATCAAGCGCTGGTGCAGTTGCTCCCGAACAGCTCTATCGTCTATTGCAGGAGAACCTTCGCACCAAAGATGGACAGCCCGTGGCTGTCGCCGGAGGTGTCGAAGTTCCAGTTGGTGAATACATCGCCAACTTGAAAAATCCGGGCAGTGGTTATGAGCATCACTTCTCCGCCACAAACCGCTCGGGTATGGGAGTTGCAGGCAGTGCCCGCGCTTCCGCCGTCCCAGGACAAAACAATCCTTGGTCAAAGGATTCCTGGAACGTCACACAACAAATGATCCTGCTCGGCAAGGATCCTGATATGGCCCGCCTCCTGAAATCCGAGGCTGGCGCCTAGCCCCTGTGGGGCACCCCGCTAACTAACCCCACTGGAGCAATCCAATGTCTGCAAGCCTCGAAAACTATACCGGCGGAACATTCCTGTCGGATCTGGTTACGCGCCCCGAGTTCCTTCAGTACACCGCTGAAGGTATCTTCCTCCAGTCCAAATGGATCCAATCTGGCATCGTTGCCCGTAACGCTGCTTTGGATGCCCGCGCTGGCGGCACCCGCGTTCAAGTCCCCTTCTTCGATCCCATCAACCCCACCGAAGAGCAGATCACCTCTGCCTCCAACTGGGGCACCTCAACTGCTGGTTACCTGACTCCCCAAAAGACGACGGCTGACCAACAGATCATGACCATCCTGCACCGTGGCTTTGCCTACGCTGCCGATGATCTGTCCCAGCTCGGTTCTGGCGCTGATCCCCTGGGCCACGTCCGCAACCAGCTGACCGCTGCAATCAACAAGCTGAAGACCGCAACCCTGCTGGCCCAACTGGCTGGTTTGTTCGGCGGCATCAGCGCTGCTGGCGTCCTCGGCGCTAACCAAACCAATAAGACCGGCACCACCAGTGCAACTGAGGCCAATTACGCCTCGGCTGCCAACGTGATTGCCGCTCGCAACCTGCTGGGTGAGCGCGGCTATGACCTCGACACCATCGCAATGCACAGCAATGTGTATGCCTACCTGATGCAAGTTGGCGCCCTGACCTTCTCGACCTCTGCTCTGGCTGCTGCTGGCGCAGTGACCTGGGGCGGTGGCGGCGTGGGTCTGACATCGACTGATGTGGCCTACTTCTGCGGCCTCCGGGTTGTGGTTGACGACCAGATCATCGCTCTGACCGGTGGCACCGCTACCCACCTTGTCAAGTACCCCGTGTACCTGTTCAAGTCTGGTGTGATCTCGGAAGGCATCCAACAGGACCTGCGCCTAGCTGCCGACCGCAACATCCTGTCCATGCAGGACGTGATCGCTGTGGATTACCACTACGGTTACCACGTGGCTGGTACCAAGTGGGCCGCCAACGGCGACAACCCCACCAACGCCAACAGCAGCGGCAACCTGGCCGCGACTGCCAGCTGGAACCTCGTGTACGGCACCACCAAAATGGTCCCCATCACCCGCTTGCTGGTCAACACCCCCTTCGACACCTCCGTCTACGCCTGATCGTTTTCGGACACAAAAAATGGGCCCCCAGTGGGGGCCTTTTTCTTTGTCTAAAAATCAACCTTCAGGATTCAGCCGCTTACCTTCCTGCCGCTCAAACACCTGCACGGAGTCGATCAGCATCTTGTAGGACTGAAGCACACACTGATTGACCAACACATAACTGACCTTGAGCTGTTCAGCAATGTCTGGAACAGTAACCCCTTCCCCACGCAGCTTCTGAATTTCAGCAGCCACATCAGTCCAGTTACGCACAACTGAAAAGTCAAGAGCCGTGGATTTAGGCTCTTCTACGCTGACCTCAGGAACAATTTTTTTGACAGGCATGAAACTGGTGCGGTTCTTTCTGTTACAGGATAACAAACGTTGGCATGTAGACATTCCATACGGCGAACACCTAGAAGCATCAGCCGAATTTGAGATGCAGGGCGTCGAGGTATACCACGCCAGTTTGCTAGAACCACCCAAACGCCGCAGAACACGAAGAGTTCACCGCTACACTTAGTAAAAGTATTTTGTGTAGGCCGTGGCCGCAGTCATCGACGCCACTCTCAGCGGAGCTTCGGCCAACAGTTACGTGACACTGGCTCAAGCCAACACGTACTTCGAGACGGTGCCCGATTCCAGCACCTGGACCAGCAAAACTGACGACCAAAAAAATCGTGCCCTGATCTCCGCCACCGGCTGGCTGGACGGGCTTACCTACTACGGCGACCGCTGCACCACCACCCAAGCCCTCAAGTGGCCCCGTGAAGAGTTCACAGTGGACGGCGTGGACCTCGCCTGCAGTTTGATCCCAACACCGATCAAGAACGCCACCTACGAGCTGGCACGGGCCTTAGCGAACGACACCAGCGCCATCATCAACTCCACCGGCACCGGCCTCTTTGAAGAAGTCGAACTAGGTGACCTCAAGGTCAAGTACAACAAAAGCAGCCAGGCTGCTGGCACAATCAACAATGTATTCGACGTCTACCCCTGGCTCCAAGCATACCTAGGCCCCTACTGCCAAGGTGGCTCTGGGAACTACCAAGTCTCCCTAGTGAGAGGTTAATATGTCACAAATTGACTCCACTTTTGCTGGCATTCCAGCACCACTACTGGCCAAGTGGGGCCATGACATCACGTACATCAAAACCAACCCTGCCCGCGCCTACAACCCAACGACTGGAGCCATTACGGGCACCGACACCAACGTAACTATTAAAGCCGTTATCAGCCCGGTTAATTCTCGTGAGTCGGAAGGACTGTACCAATCGACCGACATCAAAGTAATTTTTGGTACTGCAGAACTTGGAGCGTACTATCCAACAGAACGGGATCGTATTCAGTATGTGCAGGATGGTGTGACCCGCGAGGCCAAGATCATCTCAATTCGCAGCTACCGTGGTGACAATCCAGTCCTCCATACCGTCATTGCGAGGCCCCAATAATGGCTAATAGAGGTTTTAAAGGATTTATTGACGCGGCAGGCCGCAATCTTGTAAACCTGGATAAAGTTGTTGGTACAACTATTGCTAATGGTCAACGTGCAGCAGCAGAAAGAGTTGTGCGAGAGCTGCAAAAAGCAGGCCCCAGCTGGAGTGGTGAATTTTCTAACTCGTGGCAAATAAGCACTACTTCAACAACGTACAAAGGCACCGGAGCACCTGGAGAACCCCAACCAATCAGAGCACCATCAGTAACTGGGCGGGAAGCTACAGCGGCACAAATTTTTAAAGATCCCCTTCTTAAAATTACAAATTTTGCTCCCCACGCTCTTGAAGCAATAGATGCAATTGAGCATGATCGGCAGTATTACGCACGTCGTAAAACACCTGAACCTACAACTGCATTAGGCAAAAGCAAGTGGCAAGTTGCAGGTCCACGCGCCAATGTGTCCTATCGCGGTGAAATTGGCGGCGGCAGTGAAGGTGGTAACTCCAGTCGAACAGCACCTTTAGACTGGTTTGCAACATATGCCAGTGCAAAACTAGATCGGGCCGTAAAACTTGAGATGGATTCTGCCCTTAACCGCCGCTTCTCATGAACTACCAAGCCATCCGCGCCGCGATTGAAAATCCTCTACTGACCGCGTTTGGTGCATTGTCACCCGCAGTACCAGTTTATTTCGACAACATTACAGCTGTTCCAGCTAACACAACTACCGAGTACGTCCGTATCAACGTCACTTTTGGTTTGACCAACGATCCAACGCTCACAAGCAGCGTGGACAACGCCCGTGGTGCAATTATCATCCGCATTTTTACGGAAAAAGGCAGAGGCCCTGCTCGCAATCAAACTCTTCTAACCACAGCTGTAAACGTGCTGGAAACGCTTAACAACACAGGTAAAACTGCAACCGGCGTATTTTTCCGCGTTGGATCCTTAAATGGTCCTACATTTTCAGCAACAGAAGATGCGCCTCTCTTTATGGGGCGCGTCGATACATCATTTACTGCCACGGTTTTAACATAGGTTAGATACGCGCTAACCTATTAGAAGCCGGGCAGTGCCCGCCCCACTGCTCAATCCTCTAGGAACATTCCCATGGCCACTACTGTTCTGACCGGCACGTCCGGCGCCCTCTACTACAAGCCCGCTGGCACCACCGCCAGCTTTGCTCCTACTGACGTCACCACTGCCACTGGCGTCTTGAGCGTCGGCTCCTACTTCAACTTC